ATAGCTCCCCTAACGGCACTTGAAACAGAAGCAGCAGTATCTATAGTTATACCTAACATAGCTGCATTTTTTTGAGCTTTAACATTATCACCTGCTAACTTTCCTAGTGAGGCAGTTAAACTAGAAGCTATTGCAAATGATTTTTCCATTCTTTGTGTTTTTTTAGCAAATCTGTCGTCTGCTGCATCTTCTTCTATTTTTGCTTCTTCGTCTATGTATTTTTGTTTTATATCTATTATTTGTTGACCAAACCAATCTTGTAATCTTAATTGACTAGCTATGTCACCCTCTACCATTAACATTCGTTTATCAAATTGTTCTTTAAGACCTGCTAACTCTTTTTCTTCTGCTGTACCTAAAAAAACATCTAACTCATTTCTAGCCATTTGTCTAGCGTCCTCTATAAGTTGATTAAATGCTTCTTCACTTTTTAGCATTTTCTCATTGTGTTTTTTTACTTCTTCTGATACTTCTTCATTATGTTTGTTTACTCTTCTTTTTTTCTTATTATTGTATTTATCTATTACTTTTAATTCTTCTTCTTGGGCTTTTTTATTTAATGCTAATTTTTTCTCTATTTCTTGCTTTTCTCCCTCAAACATATGGTCAAAATGTTCTATTCCATTCTTATCCATTATCATATCTGATTCTACATTTATTTCAAAAAGTTCTTTTCTAAATTTTTTTTCTTCGTCTAATAACCTTTTTAATTCTTTTGAACTATTTGATTTTCTAAACTTTTTAGTAGTTTCTTCTAGTTTCTTTAATTCTTGTTCTTCTTTTTTAATTTCTTCTGCCCTTACTTTTCTTGCGTCAGCAATTCTTTTTATAATACTTTCTACTGTTTGGTCTAAACCTAATGCAGTTTTCATTTCTCTATTTAAATCTTCATAAGACTTTACTTCTTCTCTAACTGCACTTGCTACACCACCTGATGTTTTAGCTAATTCTTTATTTTCTCTATTTAATGAATTTATATTTACTAATTGCTCAGATCTTTGGCTTGTAATTCTTTCGTCTATCTCTGCTACTTTAGTTTTAGCATTTATTACTTGTTCTTGTAATTCTATACTATGTTTATTGTTAGCTAATTCATTTTCTCTTACTTCT